TATATTCATTTTAAAATCTCCATTAAATATAAGCAGTATGCTTGTGTGATGCGTTCAATCGATGGAGTACCAAATAGGAGGTGCTAGTCTCGGTTAAGTTAGGTTAGTTAGTTACAAGTTCTGACTCGGATTTGAGTACATTTATCATTGATAAAGGAACATTGAAATCACCGTCAATGTCGTCAAATTTCACTGTGGCGCGTGAACGATTTACCTTTATGATTGCCCCAACTTTATTCACTAGATGAAAGTGTTTATTCTTTAGACTCTCTTCAGCGATTGTAATTTTATCTCCAGCCCTCAAGGTACGTTTTAACTTGTTTGTCAAATATTCAATTCTACCTTTAATGATTGGTCGGAGTGAGCGCAAATCGTCAATGCTATTACAGCTAAGAATGCTAAGTTTTAATTCGTCAATCAATTTAATATCGTTCATTTTAAAATCCTCTCTAAGAGGTAGGCACATCACATAGATAGGTAGGTGTTCAGAGTAAATTAATCTAACCGAGGAGAAACTATGATATCGCTTGTATAAATACTTCCACACTCAGTAAACATTCCTATTTCTTCACCAAAAACCTTACATAAAACTGTTCTTTTAAATCCCTTGCCTTGCCTTATGGATTCTAATAACTCACATCTAACAGGTACGCCTAAATGCTCACTATAAACTAACGAACCTTTTTTAAGATGAGCAAAAAACTCTTTTTGTTTTTCTGTAATTTTACTTGGAAGTAACTTTTTACGAAGTAACTCTTTAGCAAACATTTTAATAACCTTCTTTCTACACCTACCTACCAATGAGATATGCCTACGCTCTCAATAAATTGAAAGACTAGCAACTCTTAATTGGTACTCCATCTTGAGGATAGCGTTCATAGCGTGGCGTTCTCAAGTGAATTAGTTAGTTACTTGGAAAGGTATGCAATAGCTTTGTCTTTTTGCTCGGTTTCATGTTTCAAGTTCTCGTTTTCAATTCTAAAAATGCTATTACTTTCTTCTAATTTCTTGACCCTATCATTCAACTCTCTGTTATCTTTCGCATAAAATGCATTCATCTTATCAAGGTGTGAAAATTTTACCCTTTCATAATAGTTGACAACAGACTGTTGAATTTCAGTCATTGCATCTAAAAATAATGAGATACCCTTGAAAGATTTAAACCTCTTAGTAAAAAGCGTGCCTTCTGCATCTTTATAAGTTAGGGTAATTGCTACAGTTTTAATCACTGTTTTTTTCTTCAATCCCCTAACCACTTCCACCTTGTGATTTAAGATATTAAATTTGAAACGAATATCTTTATCTAATCTAGTGTATCCCTTGCGTTCCCTTGTCATTTTGAAATTACAGAAAATATCTGTTTTTGTTGGGCGTTTTCTCAACTGTTCTATAATTCTTTCCTCGTTCATAGACTTATAATTATTATCTAACATAAATGACATATCAAAACCCCTTAATGAAAAGAGAACGCCACCTTAAAAACGCTATCCTCGCAGTGTGAAAGGCTTATTTACAGGGGCTTATTTTAAGTTAATTATTAATGTACAAGGTAAGAAATATTCTTAACTTCTGAATCATAACAGGCGTCACAATCTAAACACTTGCCATCTTGTTTTGAAGCTGGGCATTGCAAACTATCTGCAGTCATAGAGGGAAAATATTTTACTGTTTCAGATAAGGAAATTTCTCTATGAGTGGTAGAAGTAACTAGCCCTAAGTTTTGAAATTCTTTCAATGGTTTTTGATTAATCATAGGAGACGAAACTCTTACAATTAAATTTTTAGGAATGTGAACATTTTCTTTAATAGCTTTGCGTATAATTGCATATTCACGAGTCGGTAGCCAAAAACGAATTTTTGGGAGTTCACTGGCAAGTTCACATATCATTTTAAACATTGATAGGCTTTGCAAATCGCCAGAATCAAAAAATCTGAAAATGTCTTTATGTTCCATTTTAATTGTAAGTTTTAAAGCGTCTTTTAACTCGTCTAAATTCTCAGAAAAAACAAGTCTATCTTTAGCAAGGTTTTTATAATTTTTATATCTATAATTACCTTTCAAGGCGTAACATATAGAACATGTAGATCCTTTAACCTTTGCCAGTTTCTTACCTGTTTTACACTCAGACGCCGACAAGCTGAACGATTTACAATTTAACTTCGATGTAGAACTTAAAAGATTGTGCATTTTTAAATATTTGAAAGTATCCATTTTAAAAAGCCCTTTCTGAATAAGCCCCACAAATAAGCCCTTCACACGCCACAATATAACTAACTTAATCAGCCACGATTTGCTTTCAATTCTTACGTGACAAGTTAAAACAAAGAACAAGCAACCGATAATCAAACAAGTTACTAATCTTTTTGTGCCTGTTTTTGTTTTCTCTATGGTTATAATTGTGGGTTCGTTTTTTATCCTCCTACGCCTATAGCTTCTATAGACTACCGAAGGGGAGGGCTCTCCAAACGAGTAGGGTGCTCCTACTCTCACGGCTGCGACTGGATGGGGTTAATTCCCATTTTGAAAGTTTAAAGGCTGTTTTTTCCTCTATGACAGTACCTTTCAAAATCCGTGTGGCTCACTAGCATTTATAGGATTAATAACGTCTTAATCATGCTAGGCAACATAGACAGCTTACGATATACATCAATAAATAACAACAAGCAATAATATAAATAATGCAAAAAAACACTAAAAACATTAAAAAACATTAAAAACATTAAAAAACATTTAAGGGGCTTTTTAAGCGTTTTAAGGGACTTTGATAGTTTCTAGACATATACCATGGGGAAGGGCTTAAAAACACGCTGTAGGGCTTTAAAACGGCATACACTATATCCAGGGGGTTCCAGGCTTTTTAACCACTATATATTGTGTCAAGTCAAGATAGTGTAAATAGTGCAAAAAAACGGCTAAAAACGCAAAAAAGATGAAAAAACATGTAAATTACGAAATATCGAGGAATTACGAAATATCGTAAAAGCAGCAGAGATTAAAATATATACCCAAGTAAAAGAGTCAGGATTCCAGGATTTATACCTAAGTAAGATAGTCAAGTACTGGCAAGGATAAAGATTTGTATTATATTCTTGAGTGTGTAAGTAGGATATAAGGGGGGTTATTGTTGACTGATTTACTCAGGTATAATCACATTTATACCCTAGTAAAATAGTCAGGAATATAGCTAAAAATATAGTGATAGGATGGGTGTATAAGGTATGGTGGTTCCCGTGGGTGGGTTGGGCTATATATAGCTCACCACATGGGTCTGATTCGTATTTTTTGGGGTTGATTTAGGGGCGAGTCCTTGACTTTGTGTATACCTTGCTATATTATCATGGGTACTTCATGTTGGGAAATAGTGCATGGGAGGCGTTTCTATCTCCTTTTTGTCTCTCATGTACCCCAATACTCTGCCTGAGAAAGATATCGCCTTCTACATACCTTAAATCAAGCGAGAAGGGCACTCCTATGTCGAACTACTTAGTAACTGGAGCATTTGGTTTCATTGGATCACACTTTGTAAATAAAATGTTGAAGGAAAACCATAGAATTATTGGAATTGACTCGATGTCAACGGAATCTGATTTCTCTCTCAAACAGGAACGCCTTCACTTTCTGAACAACGCTGTCAAATACATAGAAAACAATAATAAAAATCCTAGAGATTTTATGTTTATGGGGTTGGATTTGTCGGAAACCAGTTCCATAGACAAACTTGGTGAGTTGAACGAGAAATTGAAGATAGATGCAGTCATTCATTTGGCAGGTAGTGCAGGGGTGAGGCGTTCCAACGAGGAACCTGGTAAGTATATACGGAATAATGTGATGTCTACAGTGAATTGTTTAGAATTTTGCCGAAAATTTTCGGTCCCCAAATTTGTATTAGCTTCCACTTCGAGTATATATAGCGGTGCGAAGATGATTCCATTCATGGAACATGACAAAATAGGGAATATGTTGTCGGTATATGCCGAATCAAAGAAGATGGCGGAAGAAGTTTGCTCCGTATATCACCGATTTCATGGGATTGATGTCTCTATATTACGTTTCTTCACTGTCTATGGAGAAAAAGGCAGACCTGATATGAGCGTTAGCAAGTTTATTGAGTGCATCAGCAACAATAAAGAACTGGTAATGTACGGAGATGGATCGCAATCAAGGGATTATACCCATGTACAGGACATATGCGAAGGAATACAGAAGTCTTTGATATCCGTAGGCTGTGAAATATTCAATTTAGGTAGAGATGAACCAGTCAGTGTCAGGGAAATTATAGAGAAACTGGAGAATATTATAGGGAAGAAGGCAAGTATTCGCTCTGAACCTAGACATTCTTCCGATATAGACTGTACCAATGCCGATATATCAAAGGCGAAACGTATTTTAGAGTGGGAACCGAAGATATCTATTGATGCTGGATTGAAAAGAGTATGGGAATACACTCGATGAAAAACCCATATAAAATACCTAGACCTGCACAGATTTCTTTTTCTGGTGGCAGATCATCTGCGTTTATGCTCTGGAACATATTAAAAGCATACGAATATAATTTACCAGATGATATTTTTGTTTGCTTTAACAACACTGGCAAAGAAATGGAAGAAACTTTAAAGTTCGTGAAAGATATCGAAGAAAATTGGAAGGTGAAAATATATTGGATCGAATTTGATTGCAATTTAGAAAAAACCCCAGACATAAAAAGAATAAATGATTTTATTTACAAGATAGTTGATTTTCAAACTGCTTCCAGAAAAGGTGAGCCATTTGAGAAACTTATAAACTACATGAAAAAGAGAAGGTTGACTTTTCCTGAAAGACACAATCCTGATAATTTAAAATATGCTCAAGAAGGTGCAGGATATTTGCCTAACCCTAGAGGAAGATATTGCACTGAAGTATTGAAAATAACAGGGGCATCAGAGTTTATGAAAAAAAAGAAAATAGATGTTTACAATCGAATACTTGGATTGAGATATGATGAACCACGCAGAGTTTCCAATATAAAGAAAAAAATTACGAAAAAAGTAGATGTTATAACTCCAATGTATAACGCTGAACATACCAAAGATGATGTTCGTAAGTTTTGGAAGGATTATTGGTTTGACTTAAATTTACCAGACAAAGACATATTCAGTAATTGTGATTTGTGTTTTCTGAAAGGAAGGAAAAAGACAGATATTATAATAAGACAAAAACCAGAAAGAGCAGATTGGTGGATACGGATGGAGGAAGAGAATAAAAATGTATTTAGAAGGGATAGACCTTCTTATAAAAAATTAAAAGAGATAATTGAAATATCACCATTACTATTTGATGATGAAAATGACGATGGAGACTTAGGAGACTGCTTTTGCACAGATTAGAAGATAGGTTTAATACACTCCTTGACGAGATGAAAAGGATCAACAGAGAGAAGAGACATGACTACGCTAATAAGAAAGATGTCTTCGCTAACTTCAGAGTATGTGAGTTGGGAGGTATCCCAGCTTGGAAAGGCTGTGCGGTACGCTTATCCGACAAGTTTAGTCGGTTAATGGAGTTTATGAAGACAGAAAAACTGGAAGTGAAAGATGAAAAGATAGAAGATACCCTCCTTGATCTAGCCAATTATGCCTTAATTACCCTCATTTTATACCAAGAAAGTAGGAAATAGACCCAAAACCGAATTTATTTACTTTCACTATTTGCATTATTTGCACTATTATGGTATAATAGGAGTACAGTGCCGAAAGTTTAATAAAAATTGAGGTGAAATGTGGCAAAATTAAACAAAAAGACTGGTTTAGAGCCTAGGGAACAAAGGTTTGTAGAGAATTATCTGGAAAATGGTGGAAATGCAACTGACGCTGCAAAGAAAGCTGGATATTCTGACTCTTATTCCAGAAATGCGTCAAAAAATATACTTGGGAAACCTCGTATCAAGACCTACCTAGAGAAATTCTTCTCCAAACAAGGAATATCGGAACGTATGCACAGGGCATATATGCGTTTAGACCAAGCATTAGATGCGACTAGACCTATGAAGTTCGGTACTGGTGCAGGAATGACTGTTGAACACGTTGAAGATTGGCCTTCTAGGTTAGATGCCATTAATAAAATATTAAAGATTAAAGGGGATTTCTCTCCAGAGCAACACGAACACGTTTTTCAAAGTATGTTTGAGGGGAAAAGTCAAGACGAGAAACAACAGATATTAGACGAAGCAGATCAAATATTGCGTGATGCACAAGATAAACCTGAATGGGAAGAAGAATAGTAATTGGCTATCACCACAGTCACTGAAGCAACGAAAGTAAAACTCTCTGCCGCTAGAGAGGAAGCATTGAAAGCAATCGATCCAAAGATAAATGACGATGCGTTTCTAAACTTTCTGTCAATGGTGAAAACGAAAGACGAGAAAGACGAGGGAAAGGTTAAGTTATTCCCTCGAAAGAAGTATATCAAAGATTTGGCACATCTATTCCAACATGAAAAGTTGTTACTGATTCCGAAAAGTAGGCAGATGACTATTAGTTGGTTAGCAGTTGCCTATTGTGTATGGAGAGCACTTACAAGACCAAATCAATTAATACTCTGGCAATCAAAGAACTTCGATGATGCTGCTGCGATGGTATTCGATAGAGATGATCCACAGGTAGCGAGAGCCTCTTTCGTATGTTGGCATTTGCCAGAATATATATTTGATCGCCCAAAACCTTCTCAAGGAAACCTTCTGTGGAACAATGGTTCCATAGTGAAAGCAATTAAACAGGGAGCAGACGTGATTCGTTCAAGGGCTGCCTCGGTTATCATCTCTGACGAGATGGGCTTTCAGGAAGAAGCTGCTAATGCGTATATGGCTGCCAAACCAGCTATCACAGGTGGTGGACAGTTCATAGGTATCAGTTCAGCTAACGCTGGTTTCTTTTGGGATTTAGTAGAGGATGTCGCATGATTACAGTGGATTCGTCAGTTATTAAGTTAACAGTGGAAGGTGGGAGTCTTTCCGATTGGAATGGGGCTAACGAAATTGTTGCCGCAACGGAACACAATGGAAAATGGTTACTGGTAAATAGCAAGGGTTTAATATTTTCCATAGAGTTGGATAAATTATCTCCATCACCGAAAGTGATTAAACCTGAACCAAAACCAATAGAAGTTAAACCAGAAGAAAATAATCACAGGGAAGCCCCAGCAGAGAAACCAAAAGTACCTAAACTTCCAAAACAGGGAAGATATGCCACAACAAAACCAAGGGTTAACAGTAGCCAAGAATAAGAATGGTTTCACTATAGCGAGAGTACATTACTCAGCCGATCCAGAGAAAGCGAAACAGGAATGGATAGCCAAGGAAAAGAGGGGTATGCCAGATTGGGCTTGGCGTAAGGAGTTTGAAATGGACCCGTATGCTGCCAGTGGTAAACCTGTATTTCCTGAGTTACCTAGATGGGCTGAATATATACATAGACCATTACATCATGTAGTCAAAGATGGAGTTATTCCCTCTTGGTGGCCTCGATACGCAGGATTTGATTGGGGTGGTTCCAACCCCAGTGCGTTTGAGTTGGCAACGATATCTCCCAATGGGACAATAATATTCTATTGGGAATATTATAGAGCGAAACAGAAACCGCAAGAGATTAACGCTGCTATTCAAGCACACCCTGATTGGGAAGATTTGATATTTGTAGCCCACGACCCTTCTATGCGAACTATGTTGCAGTGGGGTGGGGGTGTTGGTAAAGGTGATAGAGAACAGATAAAGACTCTTGGCGATATGTTTACTGAGTTTGGTTGGCCTTTAGTTTCTGGTCGTGCTGGCGATGATGTTGCTTTTGCACAGGCATTGTATAAGGCATGGCAAAATTTAGAAGACCCAAAAGTTATTGTTACCCACGCCTGTCCTAAA